AGATACTTTCCATTCATCCGTATATAGCCGATTATTCGGATTGCAATTTTGAACTGGACACTATCGGACAGATAGAGTCTTTTCATAAGCCTTTTGGCTTTGCTGATGAAGTCCACGAGGTTTATAACGCATTTGAGATAACGAACAATACTAATTCAGATGCAAACCTCAAACTGTCCGACATAATGATCTACATCAACCACGATGCAGAGGAAGTACTTACAGAGTACAGAAGTTTTCAGACGGTACAGGAAAACGCTTTGTATCAGCCGGATGCAACCTTACACGATATTGCGGACGCAACAGAGTCCATCTCTTCTACGGCAACGACGGAGACAGTGCATTTCGTATGTAACCCTGACAATGTAACTGGGTTAGTTCATGTTGAATTCGACCTCTCCGTTGAAAGCCTTACTGGTGCCACACTTCAAGACCTTACCATAAACTACAATTGTGACAAGGATAATAGCGGCACGGTTGTTTCTGAATATATAAGCACGTTGGATAGCACCAACAATAAGAACATCCACATTTCAAGAGTTCTTGATCCGGCATACAACCATGACGATTATGACGTTGATACTTCAATGTTGACAGACGTTTACGTCACCCTCGAAGTAACGACAAGTACGACATGGACAACGGATGTAAAGATTAAGAACTTCGAACTATATAGTGTTGAGCTTAAGACCGATTTCTATGAGCAAGGAGGTCTTTCGCTTATCCATGTGGATAACGAACTATATAAGGTTGATGGGGAAGACAACTATACACTTATAAGCACCATGATGAACCCTAGTAGGTCGAGATCATGGCAGTTTGAAAATAAGTTATTCATCGTGGATGGACATACTTACTGGGTTTACGATGCGGACGAGGATGTCTTTGAAAGTGTTGTAAATAGCGATTATGCCCATACACCGATAATGTACATCTCTTGCGATCCCGATGGTGGCGGAAAACAGTACGAGGACAAGAACCTTCTGACCAAAAAGTTCGAGCAGAGATATGTTGTTGATAGCACACACGCAACCGCAACAGTATTCCAGTTAATATTCAAGAACCTCACAGCCGACCCGGTAACCGCAAAGGTTATGAACTCGTCAGGCGAGATGATTGACAAGGTTGAGGATGTTGACTTTGACGTAAACAGAACAAACGGAACGGTAACATTCCATACCGCACCTGGTGTTACCCCGGTAACTGGTGAGGATAACGTATATATCACGGCTTGTTACTTATCCGACGCACCCATGTCCAATTCGGATTGCATAACGAATTGTACGATAGGTACGTTGTTTGGAATAAATGGTGCGACAGACAGACTCTTCTTAAGCGGAAACCCGGCTTATCCCAATGTGGACTGGCATTCCGATATGTATGATCCGGGATTCTTCCCTGATACATCATATTCAAAACTCGGAAGAGATACATCATCCATCGTCGGATATACACTGGTAAACAATTATCTTGCGGCACACAAAGACGAGAACGAGACCGAGCATAACATTATTGTTCGAGAAGGTAACCTCATCTCGGTCGGTGAAACATCAAAGGACGGGGTAACCACCTATGATCAGAAACCGGCATTCAAGATAATAAACACCTTACAGGGTCCGGGGTCGATAGCACCTGACACGTTTGCATACTTACAGACGGAACCGCTTTTCTTAACACGAAGCGGTGTTTTTGCTATTACAGCGCAAGATATCACTGGTGAGAAATACTCACAGAACAGATCGTTCTACGTGAATGGGTCTCTCTTGGATGAGAATGGACTTGAACAGTCCTATGCCCTTACATACAACGATATGTACTTCTTGTTTGTCAATTCCAAGGTATATGTGGTTGACGGACTTCAGCCTATAAGAACGGACAAGTCGGAGCCTTATGCGACGAGACAGTACGTCTGCTTCTATCTTACAGACATACCCGCGACCATAGCATGGGTACAGAACGAGACGTTGTACTTCGGAACAACAAACGGAAAGATATGTAGTTTTTATAGAGACAAAGAGGCACTCACATCATACAACGACAATGGTGAACCCATTAAGGCATGGTGGGAGACGGCAGACCTTGACGGAAATCTATTCTATAAGAACAAGGCATTCAGATATATAGCGGTTAGGCTTATGTCGGTGATATACACCACGGTCAAACTATCTGCTTGTAGACGAGGTATTTGGAGCAAGATCAAAGAGAAGACGTTCTCAAACAGGACGTTTAACTTCTCTGGATTGACGTTCTCAACACTTACATTTAATAACGACTCATCCGATCCTGTCATGAGTGCAAAGATAAGAGTCAGAAAGATTGACAAGGCAAGATTCAGAATCGAAAACTCGAACTTGAATCAGCCGTTTGGAATACATGACCTTGCAATTGAGTATGTAGAGAACGGAAACTTTAGAGGATAAAAATATGTCATATTACAATTTTAAGGCACAAGGAACCGGCGGCCCAACAGCATTCTATTTGGGAACATTGGCACACGGATCGACAATGAACGTGGCAGCCAAATACGATGGGTATGCAAACCTTACGTCCGCAAACTTTGTTGTTGTTCCGCAGAGCAATTCAATCAGTTCAACCAAGACAAATTACAATGACGTAAATGTAGCAGGGTGGAGGGAGGCAAGAGAAGATACAAACTCGGCATCATACTCCGCTCCGTCAATAAACTACAATGCATCAACGGGACAGTTATCGTTTAGTTCAACCGTTTCGTGCGGTGGTAATAGTTTTGGTTATGACGTTGATAACTATAACTACAGGTGGGGGCAGACATACCCCAGTGCTTCAAATGGACTTACGGCAAAGATATATCTACTTACCGAAGTGCAGAATTTATAAAAGGGGGCAAACATGGCATTTACAAGGATAGAAGACTCCGATCTTGAGAACATTGGCGTAATCGGATTACCAGACACACCCGGTCTTTCTACTGCCGCAATGCAGAACAAATTCGAAGAGACTGCGAGAAGCGTTATCGTTCCTAAACACAATGGTTTGATGGATGAATTAGAGGCATCTACAAGCGCAAGTGATTTGGGAGCTACACCCGTTACCGGGAGAGCAAGCTCACCGACGGTTCAGGGAGTGCTTGATAAATTATCAGCCGATCTTAAGACGGTTGAGGATGGAATGGGCGAGGCGATAGCCGATGCACATACACATGACAATAAAGCATTACTTGATACTTATGATCAAACAAACACAGATATCACGGATGCGATTACAAAAAAGCATGATCATAGTAACAAGGCATTGCTTGATACTTACACGCAGACTGAAACTGATCTGTCTAACGCAGTGAGCAAAGCGCATGATCATAGCAACAAGTCGTTACTTGATTCATATACTCAAACTGAAACAGACATAGCCGATGCGGTAAGCAAGAAGCATGAACATTCAAACAAGACCTATATAGACAAGATATCAGAAGATAGTGGCGGAAACATGACATACAACGGTAGTCCAATAAGCGGCACTATCACAGATGCGTACGACGAGTTTGACGTTTCAAGCGGCGGTTCAACAACCACAATATCCGCAAGTGGAGCCGATAAACTTACCATTAAGGCTGGTGCAAACGTAACCCTTGCCGCAAACGCAACCACAAAGGAGATAACAATATCCTCCACTGGTGGCGGCGGTGGTGGTGGCGGTGATATGTACGAAGCCGACTACGATAATTCGGGTACAGTAAAAGCGGCTGGCGGTATCGATTCGTACGTTGCTACAGAGATATCAGGCAAACAGGACACGCTTTCTGCCGGAACTGGTATTACGATATCCTCTAATACAGTAGGTGTTGACTTTGGAACGATAGCATCAGGCGCAACAAAGCCGGTTACTGGTGGAGATATCTACACGGCATTACAGAGCAAAGCCGATACAACGGACATCCCCGATGCGTTAGCAGACCTTACGACCGATGTAACGATAACAGGCACACCCACACAGGGACAGGCATTGATCGTTAACTCGAGCGGAAAGTTTGAGAACCAAACACTTCCGAGTGGCGGACATCAAATGGTTGATAATACGCCCGAAGCGGATATGATAGACGAGATAGCAAATTCAACGTCTAGTAATCAGAAGGTCGTTTCGGCATATGGAGTAAAGAATTGGTCAAACTGTGAAGTAAAGAACATTCTTGTTCCTGTTAGTCAAGGAGTTACGGGCGTTGGTTCTTGGGACGATGATTGGAAAACGGCATCACCTTTAGTAAGAACGGGTTGGGTATGGCATAAAGAACTGTATCAAATACTGAAAGACGGAAACAATAATGATGTTACCGACATTAAGATAGAACCCGTATTCTTACCCGCAGATGACGAAGTAGTTGGTCTTTATGCGTACAGAATTGACGATGATTACACGCTTAATGGGGAACACGGTGGTTGTGTGGCATTTAAGTTCACAGGCAAGATTCAGAGCGCAAACGGTACAAAGGTCGGGGTTCAGTTGACGCACTTGAGAACAGAAGATTTTGTCGGAACAATAATATCGTAAGAAAGGAGCAGAAGATGTTCATACAGATAGACAATGAGAAGTATGAGTGCAAGGCTACTACCTTTACCACACAGTTCGGACAAGAAGCGGTTAGGGTAATATCCGATGCGCCCGTAGCGGAGAACGGATTCGTGCTTTTGAATAGCAAAGAAGAAGAAATTGCCGACAGAAGCAATTTTACATATCTGTACCGCACAGAAGGTGACACAATCAAGGAATACACGGAAGAAGCAGAAGAAATAGTTTCCGCAGAAGGTACACAAGGCGATGTTCCAACAAATCCGATACAAAGGCAGATAAGCGCATTAAACGCAAGGGTATCGGCAATAACCCCTTATGTCGAGAGCAAGACAGTAGGTATTCAAGATAGCGAGTGTGTGTTCACAGGATTAAGGAAAGACGGAACACTTACGGCAAATGTCAAAACCGACAAAGGTGAGTATTTACCTTGCACAGTTGAAAGAGTAGATAGTCGAGTAAGAATATCATTCGACAAGTTAGATACAGTTGCAACAGTAACCATACAGATACAGTAAAGGAGAGAGATTATGAAATATTATGTATTCACTATTGAACAGTTACACGGAGAGGGCGACGCACTTGTGGAATACGCCACAAAGTCCGACACACAGGCAAACAGAAAAGCGGCTGACTCTTTGTTTCTTTCCAAAGCAAAGGCTATAAATGATGACCTTTCAGACAAAGGGCATACATACGCAAAAGTATGGACTACGGACAGCACTGGAATTATCGTTGACTCTCGTGAAATTGGCACATACGTTGATACAGAGGTGTAAGTTATGGCAAAGACAGAGATTATTCTCGGCGAAAGTGGGGGCGGTGGTATTAGTTCCCTATTGGCAACGGAATCAAAGTCGGTGGCAGGAAGTACCGCACCTTCATTTACTACAACGGGAACGGCAGACATAGTATTTATGAATGTAAGTGATAGTTCAGCAACAAGAATGTGGACTAATCTTGACGTTAATTCGGGTGGTACTATAACAGACGGAGCATACTATTCAAGTACAGACGGAACGTGGACGAAAAGCACGACAAACAAGTTCAACATAAGTGCAAATTCGGTGTCAATGCAAGCCGCCATATCAACGGGTGCAAGGACGTGTCAATTATTCTACACCGTGAAATAAGGAGAAACAAAAATGGCATTAACAGAATTGAATTATGTGGAGAATGGGAGTCCCGAAGTAGCAAGGACTATTAGACCGAGTTCAATAACCGCTTCGTCAGAATATAGTTCGGCTTATGTAAAAGCCTATGCGTTTAATTATAACTGTACTGTAAATGGTTGGGGACCGACAAGTGCGGACAATAACCCTTATATTATTGCTGATTTAGGCTCGGCTAAAGATGTAAAGTATATAACCTTTGGGTTAGTGAATAGTGGTGATGCAACGTCTCTTTCTGCCGTATCGGATAAAACCCTCGATATATATACTTCATCAGACGGAAATTATAGTGCTTCACCTGATGTTAAACAAGTAATGACGTATAGTGGTGCGGTTGGTCATTGTGTGTATGCTATTCCGATTAATAAAAATGTAAGGTACATAAAGTTTTTGTTAGAAGGAAGTAATCACGCAAATATGCAAGGTTACAAAGTGGAGATATATGGCTAGTTAGCACAAGTAAAGGAGTATAGAGCAAAATATGATAACAAAAATGGCTATGGGCGGCGGTAGTGCAAGTGCGAATGAAACACCATTGTGGACTAATGGGTCACCAACATCAACCCAAGGTGACACAACAGTTACTATATCAGATAGTTTAACAAACTACGATGAATTGCGTATTAATTATAGAAATTCCACATCGGACTCGTTTGAAAGATATGCAACTATATCAGTAAGTAAACTTCTGAACGATGCAAACACATATTATTTTTATTTTGGTGGTTATAATGGTTCATCGGCAATGATGAGGTTCGTTAAATATGTATCTTCGACATCAATAAGAATTGGTCCCACTAGTCAAGTAGGTGGAACATCAAGTGATAATACAAGATATATCGTTACTTCATTAGTCGGTATAAAGTATTAGTTCGCACAAGTAACAAAATCACTTGCCCCATCATTGAGTATGTAACGTAAGCGCAATAACTTAACCTTTTATTATACCACGGAATATGCTATATTATAAGAGCAATCAGTCCTTTTTTAAGGAGCAAAGTAGTGGCGGAATAGGTAGACGCGTGAAATAGGGCGGGTGTGGCAACTCGTTAATAACAAATCGCAGTGACTGCTCCCTATGCTGATGGTCACTATGTAAGGTGCAAATCCTTACCTACTTTGTAACAAAACCAAAATAGACTTGCCCCATCGTTGCATGGGGGAGCAAGGCACTCTTACGGGGGTGCTTTTTTATTACAAATATCGAGAGGTAAAAGAAAATGCCAACAGAGATTTGGTGCGCCCTTATAGCTGGCGTGGTGACACTGATAACAACCTTATTAACGCTTCAAGTAACAATGAAGAAAGACCGTGATAAGCAACGTGACGATATCAAGGCTGAACTTATCAAGTATCACGAGAAAAACCGAGAAGAGATACAAGATATTCGCCAAAACGATTTAAGACATTTGCAAGACGATGTTACGGCTATGGGCGCTAATCTCCAACAGAAAATAGCGGTTATCGAAATCGAGTTAGGACACGCTAGAAACGATATTAACACACTCTCAACCAGAGTCGAACGTCACAACGGAGTAGTCGAGCGCACATCGGTTCTTGAAGAAAAGGTCTCTGTCGCTAATCATCGAATACTCGATTTGGAAAGCAAGATAAGTTAAAGGGGGTATTGATATGAAAATGAGTTCAAAGGTTTATGACATTCTCAAGTATATCGCACAGATAGCGCTTCCAGCTTTGGGGGCGTTTTATTTTGCAATTAGTCAGATATGGGGACTTCCTTATGGGGAACAGATAGTCGGAACAATAGCCGCACTTGATACCCTTCTTGGAGTCCTTTTAGGAATAAGCACATACAACTACTACAAAGGAAACGACAATGGCTAACGCAGACGTAATTAAGTTCATACAGGAAATAGCACCTATCATTGTTGAGGAAGGTTCTAAACGTGGATATCACATCTTCTCGACGGTAATCGCACAAGCGATAATCGAGAGCAACCACGGACAGTCGAAATTGAGCCAACCACCTAACTACAACTTCTTCGGTTTGAAGTGTGGTACGGCTTGGCTTTTAGCGGGTAAACCCTCCGTCAACATGAAGACCAACGAGGAATTTACGATAGGCAAACTCACACAAGTCAATGCTTACTTCCGCAGATACTCAAGCATGGCAGACGGCGTTAAAGGATATTACGACTTTATCGCAACCAAACGATACGCAAATCTCAAAGATGCCGTCACCTATAAACAGTATGCCGAGTATCTAAAGGCTGACGGATATGCAACATCGAGTTCTTATGTAAGTACACTTTGCAAGACGGTCGAAACATACGGTCTAATCGTGTACGATACGGGCGGTTCTATACCACAATGGGAAGTCGGTAGAACATATATTACAACGCAAGACCTAAATGTTAGGCGTGAACCCAACGGTGCATACCTTCCGTTTGATGAATTGACGGAAAATGCCAAAAAACACGCCAAAGAAACATCGGCGGGTAATGCGGTGTTATTAGCGGGTACTCAAGTCACTGTCAAAGAAATCCGAATGACAAAGACTTGTACCTGGTTACGAATCCCTAGTGGGTGGATTTGTGGCAAGAACAGTAAGAACACTTATGTGATTTAAGGGGGTATGAAATGGCAACGAAAAAGTATATTGGTACAACCTATCTTGGTGGAACTGGTGGAGCCGGTGGTGTTTACAACAACAATTCCGGGCAGATCACTAACGGTGAGGTTCGTTACAACATAAGGAACCAGGGCGGTGGTGATTCAAGAGGAGCTTACTCTCCCAACACTGGGGTAGCAGGAGCAAAAACCACAACAGCCAAGACAAGCGGATCAAAGACCGGCACGGCAACGGCATCTGCAAGTGCTGCATCGTCAAACACTGGAGATGCTTATAACGCACTTCTCGCAGCTTATGCGTCAAAGCAGAATGACTATTCGGATTATCTGCGACAGATGAGAGAGGCTGCACAGAACGCATACGATAGAGGCATGAGTGCTCTGAACAATGCATATGACAATCAGTTGACCTCGTTAAAGGATAATCTTTCCGAGACAACAGGTCAGTTAGAGAATCAGTACAACCGATCCAAGACGAGCATTAATCAGGATGCGGAGAGTTCGTTGAGACAGGCATACATCAATAAGATGATGTCACAGAAGAATCTTGGTCAGCAGATGTCCGCACAGGGACTTACTGGTGGTGCTACAGAGACCTCACTGGCAAGTATGCTCAACAACTACAACAATGCTCGGAACAACATCAATACGACCACGAATAATAACCTTTACAACCTTGAAGGTAATTATTCTGACAATCTGTCCCAGGCACGTCAGGCATACAATTCTGCGGTGGCATCGGCAAATCTTCAGAAAGCTCAACAGGCTATGCAGCTTGAAAATGCTTTGGCTAATAACCAGATATCGGCACTTGGTGATTATCAGTCACTTATGCAGAGAGAAAATCAGAATTACCTTGACCTTCTTAAAGCGGCTATCGCAAATGGCGCATCGTTTAGTTATGATCCGACACAGGCAAACAACACGTTTAGGGCGGTGAACGTACAACAGGCTGCTAACCCTACACTTGAGTCAAACTATCAGGCGGTTCAGGAACTCATGAACTCGCAGGATTTACCGGGGACAAGTTCGCCTGGAGTGACTTACGTTAATACACCGGCAACAGGTAACTATTTAGCAGATATTCTCGCAAAGTTAAGGAGGTAAAGAAATGGCACAGATAAAGAACTACTCTGGAAATGGAGAAAACATCAAGTCCGTTTGGAACAATAGCGGAGATAAGAGATATGGGTTTGTTTCAAAGGATCGTGTTCCTGACGAGGCTATGCCTAATACTAGATGGAAAAACAGATATGGAATAGGCATTGACAATACTCGTAGTCCTTATAGCGGATATTCTGAAAACGAGATAAAAACTCTCCTTGGAACCCTTGACTATGGTCATGATGGAGACACTAGCTTTGCCGGTTTTACTCCCAATTTTGAGAGAACGTCCGATTACTATACAAACGGAGAGGGAAATCCTTGGCACATGAACTACGCATCAATGGAGGGTCCGGGCGATAGTATGCTTCGTGCTGGTACATGGGGCGATCCTTCGAACCCTACATACTTTACAGGGGCATTTCTTGGCGGAGACAAGAACTACATTCCTGATTTTGACAAAACCTTTGATACTCCTCTTGGAAGTCTTGAACTATCAAGAAACACAGAGGAACCTAACTCGGTGTTTGCGGATTATCAACCGAATCAGTATGTTCAGGCACTCGCAAATCTTTTATTAAGAGGAAGATAAATGGCTCGAAAGAGAAAACAAGACGAATATTATGTTTACAACGGGGGCGGAGTTGGCTATAGCCAAGACGCCCTCGATGCTTTAATGAAAGGTCAGTACGACCAACTCACAGGACGTGACCCTCAATATAGAAATGCCGAGGATCAGATAAAGCAATCTAGAAGTCTGCCAGTTCTCAAGGGCATTGAAACTCCCACATCATCAGTAAATAACGATTGGCGGAGTAACTTTAGCACGGATCGTGCGAGAAGAAATTACGAACGCAGAATCAACCATATAACTCCTGAAGTTGAGGCACAGAATCTTCGTAATCGTGGATACGAGGGATCATTTAAAAACTATGATTTCTCGGATTACGACAAGATGCTCGAAGAACAGCACGGATTTGACTTTGGTATATTCGGAAATCCTGGTGCCGGGGAATTGAATAAACTTGGCTCATTATTCCCGGATATTCCTAATTTAGAATTTTATAGAGATCATCCCGAAGCGGTTACTCCCGAAGCACGTCAGAAGGTTATTAACAAGTATGGTGTTCCTTTAGAGGATGTAATGCCTGCATATGAAAGATATGTAGAGGCATTCAATCAGAGATATGCCGAGGAGCATCCATATAAGACAAGCCTTGAAGACATCATGAGTGCGCCCGATCGCGCCCTTTCGAGTGCAGTCGGTGAACTTGCACATATGGCGTTTCCTAATAGCGATCTCGACCAAATGCTTAACTCTGAAAATATTCAGGGCAAAAAGAATGCGGTACAGAAGAAGAGAGATTACGTTCAAAAGAGCAACAAGCTTACGGATTCACAGAAGGAAGCTGCAAAGATTCTGTCTAGTGGTGGAGACTTCCTAACCAATGCCGCAGTGGCTGGGTTAGCAGGTGGCTCTCATGCGGTGGCGGATGTTGCATCTGGAACCGGGGCATTATATGAGGCGGCTCCTTGGGTACGTCCTGCCGTGGATGCGATCCTTGGATATGGGCAGAGTGCTGGAGAGACACGTCACGAACTTGAAAATCAGGGAGTAGATACCGAGAAAGCTCGTCAGATGGGTAACGTCTCGGGTCTTATCGCAGGTGCCGCAGGCGCTCTCATGACGGGTAACAAGGTCGCAAATACGGCTGGTGAGTCATTCATCAAGAGCATATTAAAAGCCGGTTCAAAGGCTGGTGGTATAGGCGCAGGGAGTCAGGCTGCCAATGAAATGGCACAGAAGATCATCCTCGATAATCAGAGTGCCTTTGATAATAGTGTAAATGCATACATAGCTCAAGGTATGTCCGAGAAAGAGGCTGGACAGAAAGCGGCTGTTGATATCTTAAAGAGAGTCGGTGTCTCTGGCGGACTCGGATTTATTGTTGGCGCAGGACTTAACGCACTCACGAGCGGACTCCCTAAACTTGCACAGAAGTCAAAAGCATATGATCCGTACGCCGACCTTAACTCCGTATGGGCAACACAGGATGCTCTTCCGATGAATGATATACCTAGATTAACTGGATCGGCAGAGGCAACACCTAACTTGCCTGGTGGAAAACTCCCTGCTCTTCCTGACAATATATATCCTATTCAGATGCCCGGTACCAATGGGGTAATCAACCTGCCTGGAGCAACACCTCCTATTCAGTTGCCTGATTTAGCGGCTAGGAGTCTGTCTAAAACTGCGGCTATTAGGGCAAACGATGGTGTCATACGGAGTAAGCCGGTTCTTCCGAGTATGATAGGAAAGTCTTCTAACACACCCACAAGTACCGGGGCAAGTGCGCCTAAATTAGAGATTGAAGACTCTGATTTTGCTAAAGGCGTGGCGAATGCTACACCTGATAATAGTTTCTCTAGGATGGCTGCATTGTTTGATCAGGCATCCAAGAAGAACCAAGCCCCTACGGGAACACCGTCCCCAACACCTTCGCAGAGTAATCTGCCAGTTTTAGTTAATCCCGATTCGGTTACCAATCCCAACAGACCATATTCTTTGGGAGTAGTACATGGCAAGGATGGAAGAAACAGATACATTGTCCAGCAGAAAACCTCTGACACTGGAACAAAGCCAGTCGAACCTGGCAAGATATATGAAACCGAGGACGAGGCACGTCAAGCATTATTAAGAACAGAAAAAAATGCGTCCAATGAAACTCCTACGGTTGTTGAGCCAACTCCCAAACCGAAAGTCGAAACACCCAACAATGGTTACTGGCTCCGTGTTCTTGGAGATGACGAGTATGCCGTTCAAGAGGCGGAGCGGTATGGCATGACTCCTGAAGACTATAGAGGAATAGCGGCCAAGAGTTTGGGCATGGATATTCCGCCCACAAATCCCAATGGCGGCAATGTACCTCCTAAAGAGCCTAAAATGAAGACCTCGCAGACGTACACGAATACTGGTGCTAATGGTGGCGGATGGACTGAAGAGGAGTATGCACAGTATACCGATCCATCTCAATTCCAGTACGAGAGTGTTGACGAGCAGGAAAGCGTTAATCGTGCTATTGATATGCGTACAAGAGAGGGACGTGAGGGATTCAAGAACCGCATGATGAAAGCGCAGAAAGCATCAGGTGCGGAGATTGATGGTCTCATGATGGAGTGGAGAACACTTGGTGCAGAGGCTAGGGCGCTCGAGGCAATGGGGCAGGATGCATCCGCTCTTCGTTCCGAAGCCATAAAGGTATTCCGTAAGGTCCAGGAACTCTCGACAGAAAGTGCTCAAGGACTTCAGGCTCTTGCAAAGTGGAGCAGAAACACACCCGAAGGTATGCTTTCCAGAGCGGAGCATATTGCTAATGGCAAGATTAGAGATGGAAAGGTTAAGGTAAAAGACGAAGACGAGAAGAGTGCGATTCGGAAGACACTTGATAAGGTTCAGAAGAGCAAGAAAGAATTTAAGTTCTCTGATGAATTCGTAAATGATTTCCTTACGAGAGCAGAAGAAATACTACAATTACCTGCCGATTCGAGAGAGCTTAAGATCGAACTGGCTAAACTCGGCAAAGAGGTTAACAAGCAGATACCAGTTAGCATTGGTGAGAAAGTTACGGCAATTCTCATGAACAATATGCTTGGTAACTTCCGAACGCTTATCTCTCGAAATGCTGGTGGTAACGTAGGTCTCAACATGGCAGAACAGTTGATACAAAGACCTCTTGCGGCTGGTATAGATTCAATCGTCTCAAGAAAAACTGGTGTCAGAACTCAATCAGGACTTTCAAAAGAGGGACTTCTTGATTACCTTAAGGGATTTAAGCAAGGCATCTCCGAAGAAGTTGATGACTTCAAGAAAGGACTACATACTTCAAGATCAGGAGAGGTTACACTCGAGAATGCTATAAATGCAAACCGCCATGTATTCAAGACGAAGTTCTTTGATGGAATGGATAACCTTGTCAGAACTGGTCTTTCACTTGGTGACCGTCCGTTCTATGAGGCGGTTTATAATCAGACACTCGGAGACTATCACAGATTAAGAGATGCTGGGAAGATGGGAGAGATTCTTCAGAGTCTTCCAGATGCAGACTTTGACGAATTCGCCAAGGCGGCCGCAAAGATGAATGCTCTTGCTGCGGTATATCAGAAAGACACAATGCTGACCAAGAGTCTTATGGGTATTAAGAATGCTGTTGGCGATCTGTCCCGTGGTATAGTGGGAGTTGATGTTTTATCACAGTTCTCCATGCCGTTTGTTAAGACACCTGCAGGAGTTGTGGATGTAGCAATTGACTATTCTCCAATCGGACTCGTAAGAAATGGTATAAAGACGGCATCTGAAATCCGCAACAAAGAATTCGATCAGAACCGCTTTGTTAACGAGAGTTCCAGAAATATATTAGGAACACTGGGTATGACGGCTGGTGCAGGAGCCGCCGCCGCAGGATTAATGAGCAAAGGTTTCTCCGAAGATACGGACGAGAAAAACGCACAGAAAGCGGCGGGAGAACAAGAATACGCGCTTAAAATTGGGGATAACGGAGAACTTGATGTAAGTTGGGTTCCAGTTCTTGGAAGTAACGCCGTGGCATCGGCCGCAACGGTTGATGCATACAAGAAAGCAAAAGAAAAGGGAGATACTAGTCCGTTCATGGCGGTTGCCAAGGGTCTCGAAGCCGGCGGGGAATCATTGCTTCAACAAGCAGTCTTCCAGGGAATGCAGAAACTCTTTGGCGGAGATTCCTATAATTCTGATAAGGGTATTGTAGGTAACATGATCGATACCGCAATTTCAGGTGTAACGCAGGGAGTTCCGTCATTAGTAAGACAGGTGGCGCAGACAACCGATCCCTATGTGAGAGACCTGACTAATAGTAACCCGAATCTTTCATTCGGTCCTTGGGACAACTATGACATCAATAGTTATATAAGCAATGTTCCCGTATTGAGGAATATGATGTTAGCTCCGAAGGTTGGAACGAACGGAGAGCTTGTCAAGGCAAATGATGGCAGAAACATAGCGTCAAGAGCTTTTGAAAACATGGTTCTTCCGGGCAAGGTTACCAAGGTAAATTACAATGCACTTGATCAGGAAGCCTCAAGGCTCAAAGAACTCACAACTTCATCGGATGCATTCATGCCTCTCGCACAGAGAAAGAATGTCGACACTGCGGATCATACTCTTTCTAATAAGGAATGGACAGATTTCCAGCAGAATTATTACGGCACTATGACAGAGGTCGGAAACAAGATTGTCGATTCTGATTACTATAAGAATGCAGACCCGACAATCCAAGTCAAGACTCTTAAGAATGCGTATGATGCCGTGAAGTATGCTCTCCAATCTGAATACAACGGCAAGTCGGTTGATGGCGCCGCAAAGGCATACATTGATGCTGGCGGCGGAGAAAAGGGTGTTCAGGCAGTTGTTGATTATTGCACAGAGAGTGCTATCAAGAGCGAGGTAGAAGCAAAGACAGGACTTTCCGGGCAGAGCAAGGCAAATGAATCCATCAGAAACGAAGTCAAGGCTGGTAACACCGAAAAAGCCGAGAAAATGGTAGATGCGGCAACAAGGTTGTCACAACTTGGACTCACAAAACCCGGTCCCGTGGAGGCATATTACAATGCTCAAAGGAACAATTATGATGTAAGTCCTGATGAGTTTGCAAAGACCTTTAAGGCAATAGATGCAGACGGTAATCAGGGCATTAAACAAACAGAGGTAATAGATTACCTCAACAATAACTCTGTACCCGAAGTGAAAGGTAAGGAGATATATAGCATATATGCCCCGGCTGGCAAGAAGAAAGCCAAACTAAAGGAAGGGACGTGGTACTTGTCTAAATAAGGTACGACACATCGTACCCGTCCAATATCTCGGACTCCTCAACATGAATAACTAGTGATAGTATCGTGTTGAGGAGAAGAGATAGGGGGAACAATGCTTATTACGGATTTTACAAAGCCGGAACTGGACTACTTCAGGGAGACGTGTAACTTTGTGGGTTTTGAAAAACCGTTGTTTGAATTAAGAAGTCAAGGTGTTTCGCTAGAAGAGATAGCGGAAATACTAAATACTTCTGCACCTAACATAGGGAGGATCAGTCAGAGAGTAAATAAGAAGATAAAAAAGGTATTATAACCTGATAAAAATAAGGCACTTTTCGTACATTTTTTGTGTATGGAGAGTGCCTTTTTTTGTTGCCATAATTTAGTCATGGATATAAAGAAACTCTACGAAAAAGTGATACAGAATCCAGAGGTGCATGACATTCCTCTCATTCATATCCTCACGATCCTAAATTGTGTTCTTGAGATTATCGGAGAGGGAGAATGCTTTTACGAGAACGAATAGGAGGACACTATGAATCCATTGATGAGTTTAATGGGCAACAATTCTATGATGATGTCGGCATTGGGAGCAATGATGAGAGGGGAGAGTCCGAGTGCTTTCCTTAAGAATCTAGCCAATACCAATCCACAATTACAAGGACTTGATCTAGACAACCTCGAGGGGACGGCAAAGGCTCTATGCGAAAAGAACAATATCGACATGAACCAACTAGCCGGAAAGATACAGGAATTTGCAAATTCAAATATACCTAAATAACGAAGAAAGGAGACAAACTATGGGAGACTCAACATTTAGTGGAGGCTGGATTTTTGCCTTTTTGATCATTGCCGTTATCTTCGGATGGGGCAATGGCATGGGTGGCGGAAGTAATGCGGCCACGGTAGCGGACATTAACTCTGCATTCGCCGCACAGAACGCTCAAAACATCCTGCTCTCTTCTGCAAACAACAACTACGAGACAGCACAGTTGATTTCAGGACAGAACATGGCAATGATGAATCAGAACAATTCGAACCTCATCAATGCCATCCAGGGATTCAACACCACGAATCAGTCGATAGCATTAGGTTTCGCATCTGTAAATCAGAACATTGCTGACCTCGGTTATCGTCTTGACAAGTGTTGCTGCGATATCAAGACTACTCTTCTTGAGAATAGGCTTCAGGATGCACAGACAGCTCTCTTAACGAGTCAGACGAACAACATCGTGAATGCACAGTCACAGTACCTTCTGTCGCAGCTCGGAACGTATACCCCGGTTTGAGGTAAGAGCCATGAAAGTAATCAAGATACTATCCGAGAAGATAGAGGAAGAGATAAAGGACGCCAAGGCTTATGCGGATATGTCCATCGAATACAAGGACGAATATCCCGAGCTTTCAAGAACTTTATACACTCTTTCAACACAGGAAATGGAGCATATGAATCTTCTGCACAACGAAGTGACAACGATCATTCGGAAGTACCGAGAGACGAACGGTGAACCTCCGGCTGACATGATGGCGGTTTATGATTATCTTCATAAGCGACAGATTGAAAACGCACTGGAGGTCAAAACACTTCAGAATATGTACAAGGAGTCATAACATTAGGGGCGTGTCTTCGGATGCGCCCTTTTTGTACGATAAATAAGACCGGGAAACCGATGTAACGGACTATCTTGGACAGAGATTGTCATGGTACGATGTAGTCACAGAAAGGAGATATTGCCATGACAGAGAAAGATAACATACAATACATAAGAGTATTACTTGCCCTCAATGGAAATAACGATGAAACCCTTCTTGATACTCTTGATAAAGCAGAAGATGCATTGAAAGAGGAGAAAAAATTTGCCAGTAAATTTGCCAGTATGTTCCGCAAACCCTTGCAAATAGGGCGGTTTAGAGCATGACATAGGGGGTTCGAATCCCCCGTGTCTCATAAAGAAGATGCCCTTGAAACAACGTGTTTTCAAGGGTTTTCTTTTACCCGGGACTCGAGACTGGCAAAAAATATGGCAACGTATTTATGCGGTTTGCAACCCCCTGTTTCACAAATCTTGCCAGTAAAATTGCCAGTCCCCAAACACTGAAGGACTGGCAAATTTTTTTTGCAAAATATATTCTGTTTTACTATGGTTATCCGAATAATTTACTGGCAACTTTCTGCTGCATTTCCTCTTCCTTGTCCTTTAGCGCATCACGATAAGTATTTTTCATGACATAATCGGATTTCCAACCGCCCGCCTTTAATATATACACGTCAGGTATGCCTATAGAATGAGCATATGACACATAGAATCCTCGTAGGTCATGTAATCGGAATCGCTCAATGCCCAATTCGTCCTGATATTTATGAAGCGTCTTTACGAGCATCGGAGGTGTCTTGTCATAAATCACACCCGCCTCTAGTATTTCTTCTACAAGAGAGTCCGGCAAGTATATTTCACGGGTGGATTCCTCTGTCTTGGTATTATCCCTTGTCATGATGTGATTATCCCCGTCATATATTCGCGCCTTGTTTATTGACAGAAAGTTACCATGAAGATCGTCTATCGTTGCCCCGCATATCTCAGACCGCCTCATTCCTAGAACCGCCAACTGAAATGGGATATGATACGGTGTCCCCTCTGAGGCTTTTAATATCTTCTGAACATCCTCTGTAGTTGGCATATTGCGGTTAAATTTCTTCTTTTGAGGTAGAGTTGTAGAAATATTAAGGTTTGGGTTAAAAACCCCTAAAACAGCCGATATGAAGCCGTGAAGATTACGCACGGACTTTGGAGAGTGGTTAGCGGCATAGTCATTAACCTCGTTCTGAATGTCTATCGGTTCTATTTCATAAATCTGCTTTTCCTTAAATCCGGCAGAAATAGTACGAACTATCTTCCTGTACCCTCCGATGGTAGATGGAGATAGGACGTTCTGCTTTGAGTCTATGTACTGGTTACAATAAAACTCAAAACTTCCTTTTAACCCAACTAATGACTTCATTTTGTCGGCAATGGCTTCCGCCACTTCCTTTTGGGTTGGTTTATGGTCAAAACATACATCGTACCGTTTACCCCTATATGTTTTGCGAACCCTATATGAATTTGCCGATATCTTTTCAACCTTCATACTTGTTACACTTTGAACACTTCAATAACTTCTCCAACATTTCCTTGTGCATCTTATCCTTTTCGAAGACCGCTTCAAGGAGCATATCCATTCTCTTATCCTTGTATGCCACCTGCTCTTTAAGGAAGTCTATGCTCTTGTTGGCACGTTCTCTTTCCTTATCGAGCTTCTCATGGTACTTAACCTTCTCACTCGATAGGTCGGACTTCAGGTGTTCGACTTGTTGCTCAAGTTCCTCAATGCGTTGAATCTTGTATTTTAGTAGGGATTTCATGGCTTTTATATCCATGTCATCGGTGTCTTCGATGGTCTCAATGTCCAATAAAGCATTGGCTATAGGGCGGATCGTTTCCTCGTACCTAAAGGAAAGGTCTTCCGAACCCTCGCTGAACACCCTCGCAATGGTTGATTTTGCGAGATAATCCCCATTCTTTTCTAATAATTCAAGGATGTCATTGTACGACAGACCCTTCTCATCTCGAACATCTTTTAGTTTGATTATGATATCTTTGGTGTTCGTCATAACAGTTCTCCTTGTACGATTGAAAAAACCACTGTCCACCTTATTGGACTTTTTATTGGACACCATCCTTGGTAATCTAGTACCAAGGAGGTGCCGGTCATGTTGTCATTCGATGAATTTATTGAACTTTGGGGAAATGCTAGTGAAGAGGTTAAGGCTTCTTGCGAGGAGCTGTCAAAAGGGTCTCAATCGCACTCTGAACCTCTTGAGGTTGCTCAAGATAACTTTCGTACATCTTAATTGCCCTGTCGTCTGCTCGGTCAACCCATCCGGCAAGGTATCCTGGGGAGCAGTGTAGAGCCTCTGCATATCTGCGGACTCTATCCAGTGTCATATCCTCCCGATCCTTTTCGGCATTGCAGATGGCTGCTCTGGATAAACCTCCGAGCCTACGACCGAGTTCCTCCTGGGTCATCCTCAATTCTTTTCTTCGCTCTCTGATTCGTTCTCCAATAGTCATGATAACGCCCTCCATATGGGCATTCTAACACACTTTGATAAAAATGTAAATTTATCTCTTGACAAAGACGACACGTTTTGATATCCTTGATTTTGTAAATCGATTCATTAACACAACATATTGAGGAAAGGAGGAGCCTATAATGGTAAAAACACAAAATATTGATGTTGAAAAACTTGCCGTAGCGAGAAAAAAAGCCGGGGTTAAGACCGGGAAACTCTGCGAAACAATGGGGATTTCAAGACAGGCTGTGTGGAAGAAACTCAATGGTAAGGCAAGATTTAGAATGTCAGAGGTGTTTGTATTGAAGTCACTTCTTGGATTGAGTGACGAGGAAGCAGATGCAATTTTTTTTCCCAATAATGTACATCTATAAATTTACAGAAAGGAGAAGAGATGCCAAAAGTTTACCTAACGGATTGGGATCGAGCTTGTGCGAGGCTATCAAGATACGTCTATGGGGAAATGAGAGTCCGAATGATATCCCAAGATAAACTCGCAAGACGAAGGGGGATATCAAGACAAGCTCTTGGACGGAAGTTAAAAGAGTCAAGTTTTGACTTCAAGGATTTTGTCTTCTTCGTACAGGAATTTGGTTCCAATGATAAGGAGATTCGAGAAATCATAGGAGGATGAGATGGGGAGTAAAAATAAGTCTTATGCGATAGGGGTTCTGCTTACATTCGTCGGTGGTGCCGGACTCGCTGAAATAAGTACTAGTAATCATGGATGTTTTTGGCTTTGTGCGATTCTGTTTTCGGTTGGAGTCGGACTCTGCATAGGGAGTTACGGACGATGAGCGGCAAGATAGAGGGTTCGTTCATAAACTTCAGACTCGTTAAGGACACAAAAGGAGCAATAGATGACGGAGTAATCATTGGAGATTACATCGACACAGATCAGGAACAATGCCACATATCGGAACTTGAACGAGAATTAATGGCATTTGATGAAGAAGAAGTCTATGTGACGACAAAAACACTAATCAAGTATCACAGAAAAGTTTTCACGAGAATACTCGAATACATCAACAAGGAAGGGGAGAAGAAGAATGCGTGAGATAAACATTTTTGAAAAGGGCGACAAGGTATACATCGAGTACGAGGTAGATTCACTGATCTTTAAGAACGGAACTATCTATTACAAACTCAAAGAGCCGAGAAACGGCACATATCTTGATAATGCTTACACCTGTGACGAGTTAATAGCAGTAAAGGAGGAAGAGGCATGAGTGATTGGCTAACGTCAAAAGCATACGATGATTGGAAATGTAATCCACCTGAAGAAAGAGAAAGTGCTTTTAAATGTACTTGTTGTGGAGAGAACCTTTATCCGGGCGATCCTTATTACGACATCGAGGGAGAGCATTACTGTTCCGAATGTGCCGAGGAATGGTTCGATGATCAGAAAAGCGAGGTAACGCAGGAGCAATACTATGGGGATCGATGATTTTAGAGGTGCAAGGATAAGTGCTTGTTGCAAGGGATGTGAGGAAAGATATCAGGCTTGTCACGATTATTGCGACAAATATCAAAATGCCTTGAACGAGTGGAAGGAATATAAGGACAAAATATATCAAGCCAAAGAACTATCTGAATACGACAAATACAAGCTCAAAGCCGTTGACAGATATCGAAAAAGGAAAAAGTGGCACGATAAGCAACACTAAAGGAGAAGAATAATGGCTAACGAAATGGTAGTAAAGAAAAAGAACATAACGGCATATCTCTCTACCCCGGAAGTAAGAGAGTCCATCGTGAATGTTCTTGGTAAAGACCATGTTGATTCGTTCGTATCGGACGTGGTTGCCTGCGTACAAAACAACAATACACTTGCAGAGTGTACAAACAAATCTATTTTTGCGGCTGCTCTTTTGAGTAAGTCAATCAATTTACCATTAACACCTCAACTTGGATACGCATACTTGGTTCCGTTTGATAATAAGCATCAAGTCAATGGACATACGGAGTATATCAAGGAAGCGGTGTTTCAGATGGGATGGAAGGGGTACGTTCAATTAGCACTCCGATCCAATAACTTCAAGAAGTTAATCGCAACGGACGTCAGGAAGGGGGAGATAAACGGATATAACCCTTTTGATGATAAGTACGAGATTACTCCCATCGACTTTGAAAAGAGGACGGCAAAGGATGACAAGGGTCATTATCTTGTTCCCATCATTGGATACTATGCCAAGCTCGAGATGGTTAATGGTTTCGTAAAAGAAATGTATATGTCCCACGAGGATATGCTTGAATACGCAAAGAAGTATTCCAAGGGATATAGAAACGATCTGAATAAACACACCGCATATTCATTTTGGACAACAAAGTTTGAGGATATGGCAAAGAAGACAATGTTAAGGCAATTACTTGGCAAGTATGGACTTCTGACCGTGGAACTCGAACAAGCCTACACCCACGACATGGCAATCGAGAGAGAGGATGGCACACTTGATTACATCGATAATAAGCCTGATGATTCAGAGCCGGTTGTTAATCCTTTTAAGGACGTAGTTGATGCGGATGTTGTAGAAATCCCAGAGGATTTAGAGGAAGAAGCAAAGGCGGTGTTTAAATGATCTACGAGACAGAAGAAATTAAGGCATTAATAAAGAAGGGTGAACTCCCACAGATTACCGAAGAGAATTACCATTCCGCAGAGATGGACAAAGCCTACATGAGCTTCCATACATGGGCATCATTCAATGGAACGCTTGGAATTCCCGCGTGTGAAGCAAGGGCATTGGCAGAACTTAACGGAGAATTTGTCGAGGACAAGACGAGTGACGCATTTCTTTTAGGTGGATACGTTGATGCAGCCTTGGTAGGAGGAGATGGAGAACTTGATCAGTACAAGGCAGACCATCCTGAAATGTTCCTCAAGACTGGAGCCGACAAGGGTAAGTTGCAAAAGAAGTTTGCCATCGGAGACATCATGATAGAGAGATGCAAAAAAGATGAACTATTCATGGACGCCGTTTCTGGGGAACACCAAGCAATCCTTGTATGTATGATCTGCGGAGTCCCATTTAAATGTAAGATTGATAGTTTGGTTCGAGGCAAAGCCTTGGTAGACCTCAAGACAACAAGGGAAATGCACAAACAGTTCTACATCCCGGACTTCGGACACGTTGACTTCATCTCATATTACGGATACGTCTATCAGTTGGCATTCTACAGAGAAGCCGTGAAGACATTGTTTGGAGAATCATTACCATGTTTCATTGCTGCCGTATCAAAGTCGGAGTATCCAGAGATTAAGCTAGTCCACATTGATGACATTAGTCTGTTCGATGCATGGTCGGAGATAAAGAACAGTTTGGAGAACGGATCGGTCGTGGATGTATGGAAGGGAGAGATAGACCCTATAAGGTGTAACAAGCCTGATTGCCATTATTGTATGGCTACGGAGGTCTTATCGGAGCCAATCAACTACAAAGACCTGATCATGATGTGAGGTGCTTATGATTACTAAATACGAAGACTATTGCCTTATATGCGGTAAACCGAGGACGGACGTTCATCATCTCGTGTTTGGGAATTCGAAAAGGAAAATTGCCGATGCCGATGCGTTAACAATACCGTTGTGTAGGGATCATCATGAAGAAATGCATAATGGCAAGGCAATGCAAGTGATGAGTCATATTGTAGGACAACTTTTCTATGAACGTAATATGTGCGCACAAGGACTAACTCCTGACGAGGCAAGGGAGAGTTTCCGAAAGAGATACGGAGTCTCATATATGTAAATTTTTTTGCTCAAAAAGTAAAGGTATACCTTAACAGAGGGTTGAGACACCCGGCAACAAGCCAAAAGAAACGTAGTTTGCTTGGAAAATGTATCACAACTTTTACCAAAAGCCATTGATCCCGCCTTTTTAGGCGGGGGAAAGGAGGCGGAGTGATAAAGAAAGACCGATTACCAAAGGTCACGATAAGGGGGAAGTACTACGGAGAACGCACATTGCCATCTCTGAACGATTATTTAGCCGAAATAGGCAAGAATCCGAAAGCCGGTGGAAGATTCAAGGCTGATTACGAAAAGGTCTGCATATCGGCAATTAGGAGGTGTTTAAAGGGGTGGAAAGTAAGCAATCCTCCAGTGGTACTCCACTACAAGTTCTTTGAACACAAGAAGGGAAAGAGAAGAGATGTATCAAACATATTCAGCCTCTGTGCCAAGTTCCTTGAGGATGCACTCCAACAGTGCGGAACCATCGAGAATGACAATCCTGATTGGATTGAGAACTTCACAACGGAATTCCATTGGATAGAGGACGAGCCATATATCGAAGTTGAGATCGAGGAAAGGGGAAAACATGAAACACAAATCACATCGAGAAATGATCTTAAGAGACCTTAAGAAAGGCAAAAAGATAACACAGGCATATGCCTATGAAAGATATGGATGCATGAGATTGTCTGCAAGAATATTCGAACTTCGGGAAGAGGGCAATGACATCGATATGACCATGATCCCGGTTAAGAACAGATTCGGTGACACTTGCATGGTAGCTCAATACAGAATGGAGGCATAAATGGCGGAAAGGAGAATGTTTGCAAAGTCAATAGTACTCTCCGATGCATTCCTTGATATGCCACTATCGGCACGGTGTCTTTATTTCACACTAGGTATGATGGCAGACGATGACGGATTCGTTAGCGGCCCCAAGTCAATCATGAGGCAATGCGGAGCCTCCGAGGATGATATGAAGATGCTACTTGCCAAGAGGTACATCCTCTCGTTTGAAAGCGGAGTCATCGTAATCAAGCATTGGAGGATAAACAACTATCTTCGGAGTGATAGGTATCAGCAGACAACATACATCGAGGAAAAGGATACCTTAACACTCGACCAAAAGGGAGCTTATACGGAGATAAACAAGGTTGGTATACCGAGTATGGGTATACCCAGTATAGGTAAGGATAGGTTAGGTAAGGATAGTAAAGAAAAGAATATAAAGAAGTTCGTACCTCCTACGTTTGAAGAAGTCAAAGCCTATTCCGAGGAGAGAGGCAATAAAGTCGATCCCCAATTCTTCTTTGATTACTTTACGGAAGGTAAGTGGGTAGATTCCAAAGGCAATCCTGTAAGGAATTGGAAGCAGAAGATGGTGTCTTGGGAGAAGCATAATCCTCCCAAGCCTGTTGAAACCAACAAGAAGATACATAACTTCAACGAGAGGAACTATGACTACGAAGCATTGAAGAGGGAGATGGGGATAACGACATGAGGAAAAGGAAATCAAGATATTCAAAATACCATGATCTTATAGCCGAATGGTGTTCTCAAGGCATCCCGGTGTCAAAGATGGCAGACGAATTGACGGATATGACTGGTGATTTGTTTTTTGATCAGGGAATTTATGCCTATATCCATCGGAATGGTCTTCGCTACAGACCTTGGAAAGATGTTTACGAGGCAAGGAACCAGTGCAATAAATGTGAGTTCTGCAAGAAGTACATCAATACCAACAACACAGAGGGACGCATATGCACCAAGTCTTGGAGGACGATTCAACCGAACGTGGTGTGTAGTCCGAGGTGGTGTGAAAAATGAGTGATCAGGAAAAAGCATTGGAAAACGCAAAGCCTAGACCCCCGAGAAAGATAGAACTTGGTGGTGGCTATTACTATAAGTGCTTTTGGATGGATTGCGATACGGATATCAAGAGTTGGTATGACTATTGCCCTGGATGTGGGCAGAGGATTGATTGGAGCGAAGAATGAAACATTTAGGAGACATAACAAAGATAAACGGAGCCGAGGTTCCGATAGTAGACATTATCTGTGGAGGGTCGCCATGCCAAGACTTGTCCGTGGCTGGCAAGAGAGCCGGTCTCGACGGGGAAAGATCAGGACTCTTCATGGAACAAGTAAGAATAGTAAAGGAGCAGAGGGATGAGTGTATTAGACAATTACGTTTGCGAGGGGCAGATATCGATGTTCGACATATTAAACCAAGGTATCTCATCTGGGAAAACGTCCCCGGAGCGTTCAGTTCAAACAAAGGTGAGGACTTCAGATGTGTCCTTGAAGAGTTTTGCAGAATTGCGGATAAAACCGCCACAGTACCTTTGCCTGAAAAAGGAAAGTGGTCAAATAGCGGATGCATCATGGGAGACGGGTGGTCAGTTGCTTGGCGTGTACATGATTCACAGTTTTGGGGAGTCCCCCAAAGACGCCGTCGTATCTCGGTTATCGGAGATTTTGGTGGAGAATCCGCACCCGAAATATTGTTTGAGCGCACGAGCTTGTCAGGGGATATTGAACCGAGCAAACAAGAGAGGGAAGCAACTTCCGATTCAATTGGAGATGGCACTAAAGCGGCAAGCAATGTCTTCGGAGACGAAGTCATACCCACCCTCGTGTCAAGACTCGAAACCCCTGTCGGAAACACCCAAGACGGATTTAACGTCATTAGTTTCCAAGAACGTGCAGGATGCCCAGGGGGGGGCAAGGGGATACTAATACAGAACGAGAAGACAGCCTCCCTTCGGACGGCAACTAACCAAAGCATCCTGACCATTGACGAGAAGATGGGACAGACCTATGTCAACGAGGAGTTGGGTAACACGTTATCGGCAAGGGATTATAAGCAGCCACAAGCCGTCTGCTATGGGATGGATAACGAGAGGAGACGAGGAGTAGATGAGTTTGTGGAGCAATCTCCAACCGTTACATCTAGGGCAGGGACAGGCGGAAACAATGTGCCAGTGGTCATTGAAGAGCCAATCCTTTTGGAAAGCAATCAGAACCATGCAACCATCCAGACAGATGGGGTATCGACCGCACTTCCTGCAAGCATGGGAATGGGCGGCGGATATGTTCCGATGATAACCGAGGTTCAGAGCATGGAAGTATTCCATTGCACAACGGAAGAAGACAAGGTGCAGACCCTCAAGGCAAGGGACTATAAAGACCCACAAATCGTAGCCTATGGAACAGATTTGTATAACCAAAAGGTTACCGGGGATGTTAGCGCACCCTTGACGTGCAATTCAAATGCCACATCTACTCAACCGACTGTGGTGACATACGGATTGGATCGGGCAAGTTTTAATCAAGGACAGAATGCCAAGTTTGATTTCTCGGTCGAAGAAGAACTCGCCCCAACCCTTGTAAATAGAGGACCGGGGGGGGGGTTGTAACGAAACAGTAGGAGCTTTATGTGCAAGAGATTATAAGGGAGTCGGGAGTCAATATGTCGAAGAGGGTAAGCTCATCATTCAAGACATATAGGAAAGCAGGGCATCCAACCCA